CCTATTGTTGTATTATGGTTTCCTATTGTTATTAAATTACCAACTGCTGTATTATACCTACTGCAATATTATAAACTCCTGTTGTAATTAAAAAACCAATAGCAGTATTATCGTTACCTAGACTTAATAGTTTAAATTAAAACCCTATTATGATAAAAGCTATTTATGGCTAAATATAAAAACAGAACTGTTAAACTAAACAAACCATCTCGTGGAGATGTTAAGAAGTTTAAAGTCTTTGTAAAAGATAGATCATCAGGCAGAGTTAAGAAGGTTAATTTTGGCTCTAAAGAAATGTCTATCAAGAAGAATATACCAGCTAGGCAAAAGAGTTTTTTTGCTAGATTCAGACCTATCTTGGCTAAAGTAAAAGGTCAGAAGAATTTAAGTCCAGCTTATTGGGCTATTCAATCATGGAAAAAAGGATTTAAGATATGATAGATAGATTGTTTTATAGATTCTTTGGAATGATAGATGATTGTATGGGCTATCTATTTGATAAGTTTATTTCAGATGCACCGAGATGCAAATGTAAAAAGAAGAAGAAATAATTTATGAGAATTAATATGAACTATTATTTTACAGGACTATTGATTGTATTGTTTTGCTTATTAGCTTTATTTGTTAAACCAGCATATCCAGATAGTACACAAACAAATACATCAGGCTCTAATACTGCAATCGAGGGTGGATATACTTCAACTTCAACTACAAATTTTGCAACAGGAAGTTCATCAAATACTACATCAAACTCTACTAATAATTCTAATGTTAAATCAGCACCTTATACTGCGTCAGCACCATCATTCTCTGCTCAATCACAAGACGTTTGTGCAACAGGAGTATCAGTAGGTATTCAGACATTTGGTACAGGCTTCTCTGGTGGAAAGACTAATAGAGATATGAACTGTGAAAGAATTAAGTTAGCTAAAGTTCTATATGACTTTGGAATGAAAGTAGGAAGTGTGGCTTTATTGTGTCAAGACGAGAGAGTCTTTGAAGCTATGATTAATGCTGGTACACCTTGTCCGATAGATGGCAAGATAGGTAAAGATGCACTAGCTATATGGAATAAGTATGACCATGAAAGACCTGACTATGAAACTTATGTTAAACGAATTAAAAAAAGAGAGAAGATTGATAAAAAGATAAACAAAATAGAATCTAAAAAACTAGAATTACATACTAAATGAGTAGAAAAACTAATACTATGTTAATAGGCTTACTAGGTACAATCCTAATGGGATTAGCAACATGGACATTAGTTACATTAATGGAATTACAAATTTTAGTTAATATGATACAACAAGATTTAATAAATATTGATAAACAATTTGGCAGAGTCTACAATTTCATAGATTCAGTGAGGAACTAATGATTTGGCTAATAACAATAATAATAGGATTTGCTTATGCGAATTATCTCTCTAATAAGTGGGCTAATGCTCTTAACCCATATAACTTTAGCAGAAGAAATAACAACAAATAACCTAATCATTAATAATAATTTTGAAACAGGAAATGCTAATGGCTGGACTACTAATGGAGATGTCCAAGTATTAAGTGATTGTTGCACGTTAAATAATGTAGCTAGTAATTATGATTTAGAGTTTGGAGATAGTGGCTCAATAGAACAACAATTTAATTTAACAACAGATACTATATCACAAGCTATGTTAGATAATGGGATTACATTAAATAGCACAGTAGAAGTACAGAATGGAGAGTGTGGTGTTGCTGGTTGTTGGGCTGGTCGAGGTGGAGAAGCAGATTCATTTACAATTACATTAAAGATTAAAGATTCAGATGGTAATGTATTATCTACAAGTACAAAGATTAGAACTGATGTAACTAATATCTATGGTGCTAACTTTACAGATTCACTTACATACAATGGAGTAGATTCTAATTTAGGTAATCTTAATATTGCTGGAACTGATGCTAACGCACCCTCAACACTAGGTGGTGCAAATGTAGATAATATAGTTGTTACTATGACTTATGATAATGAAGTTTTATCTAACGAAATTATAGAGGAAATAGAGAATATATTTGAGGAGTTACAAGAGGAGATATTTCAAGAGGTAGAATTTAAGGAAGAATTTAAGTTTGAAGAAGAATTTAAAATAGTACAAGCACCACCAATCAAAGAAGAAATAGAGATTAAAGAATTTATAGAGATAATATCTATGCCTGAAAAAGAACCTGAAATTATAGAAGAAATGGCTGAAGTTGTAGAAGAAATTATTGAAGAAAAACCAGAGGAAGAAATTATAACTGAAGAAATTATTAAAGAGGCTAAAGAGGAGATGCCAGAAGAAGTTATAGAAGAAGAACCAGAACAGATAGCAGAAGAAACTAAAGAAGAAGAAGTTATAGAGGAAGCACCAAAAGAAACCACAGAAGAAGCACCTGAAAAAGAAATTAAAACAAAGGTAGCAAGTAAGAAAAGCAAGAAACCTAAAATAGACAAGATTATGGCTAAAGTAGATGCACAAGTAAAAGATAGTGCTAAAAACCTTATTATTAAAAACATCATTAAATTAGATGCTATGCAGAACGATCAGGCTTCATTAGTTGCTTATAACAATACTACTTTTTATACACCTAAAGATATTTATTTGAATCAGATCGAAATATTTGATAATAGGTCTATATATGCAAATGTTGATTTAGTTAAATATACTGATAATGATATAATGCAGATCAAGATTAAAAAATTAAACGAAATAAAGTATAAGAAAAGAATATTACTTTTAGAATTACAGGAGTTAAAAAATGGTTAAAAAAATACAAGACAATCTAACAAACATAGTTGTAGTGCTAGGATTAATTGCATCTATTGGTGCTGGGTTTACTAAATTTGCAAATATGGAATCTACTATTGAGCAGTTATCAAACCAAACTGCACCTGACTTATCTGGTATAGAAACAAATGGATTTGCAATAACAGATAACAGTACAGATATAGCAGTTATAAAAGAGAAACTTAAAACACATGGTCATAATAACGATCATGCTCACGATAATACTGATGTTAAAATTCTAAAAAAAGAAATAGAAGTTTTAAAACTAGAGATTCAAGAACTAAAAGAAGCATCTAAAAACCCACTTCAATAATGTATTATGTATTAGCCTTTGCAATCTGTTCAGCTATTACAGGAGATTGTACACCTCCTAAAGTATTACCAACTCAATTTGATAAATGGTCTGAATGTGTTATAGGTGGAAGTCAATTAACTATTGAATACACAACAAAAATGGAAGAACAAATAAATAAGGATAAACTCTATATCACTTATTTCTGTAATGAAAATATCTCTAACAAAACCCCAACTTAAAGTATCTACAAGTCAATCAAGGTTTAGAGTTCTTATAAGTGGTCGTAGGTTTGGTAAGACTTATTTATGTATTACCGAGATGATGAAGTACGCAACAAAACCCAATCAGAAAATCTGGTATATAGCACCTACATTTAAAATGGCTAAAGAGATTGTATGGGCTAATCTAAAAGAGATGCTTAATCAGTTTAACTGGATAGAAGATATTAACGAAACTACTATGACTATTACGATCAGAAAATCTAATAGTACAATCTCATTAAAGGGTGCTGATAATTATGATGGGTTAAGAGGTAGTGGATTAAACTTTCTTATATTAGACGAGTTTGCAGATATAGATAAACGAGCATGGTACGAAGTATTAAGAGCATCTGTTGCTGATACATTAGGTAAAGTTCTATTCTGTGGAACTCCTAAAGGCTATGGTAATTGGTCATATGAATTATTTTTAAAAGGAAAGCAAGACGAAGAATGGGATAGCTACCAATATACTACTGTTGAAGGTGGTATGGTGTCAGCAGATGAAATAGAACAGGCTAAACAAGATATTGATATTAGAACTTTTAGACAAGAGTTTGAAGGTACGTTTGAAAACTATGCTGGTTCTGTTTATTACAACTTCCACCCAGTTGATAATGTAGTTAAACAACAGATTGATTGGGAGAAACCTTTACATATAGGAATGGACTTTAACGTAGACCCTATGTCAGCTTGTGTTGCACAATTAGATAAAGATAAAGTAATATTTATTGATGAAGTAATTATTTATGGAAGTAATACAGACGAGATGGTGCAAGAATTAAGAGATAGATATGGTACTAAAATGCCAATCTTTATATATCCTGACCCAGCTTCTAAACAAAGAAAGACATCTGCTGGTGGAAGAACTGATTTATCTATTTTACAAAATGCTGGTTTCAAAGTTAAAGTTAAAAATAAACACCCAGCAATTCGAGATAGGGTCAATGCTGTGAATAGCAGATTAAAAGATTCCAATGGAGTCAGACATATTTTTGTTTCACAATCTTGCAAAACCCTGATAAAAGGTTTACAAAGACAGATATACAAAGAGAATACAAATATTCCTGATAAGGAAGATGGATTCGACCATATGAATGACGCACTAGGTTATATGATTGATTACTTAAAACCATTAACCACACAGACAGTATTTAGTTCTCCGAGAAGATGGACAATGAAATAAATTATGGCATATAACAAAGATTTAATAACAGAACTTCACACAGATTATCAGGAAACAGTTACTAATTGGCAGTATTATATTAGATCATATAATGGTGGTTATGATTATATGACAGGACAGTATCTATCGAGATATAATTTAGAATTAGATAACGAATTTAATCAAAGACTTGCAAACAC